TGGCGCCCTGCTGTGGGCTGGGTTTGTTGCGCTGGTCTTGCTAGCAATTATCTTCTGGTGCCTTTCGCAAATTTTGGGCTTGGTGTTGCTGGCTCTGTTTATATGGTCCCCTTGCTAGACCTAAGCGAGATGATGCCTGTACTTCTTGGTATGCTTGGGCTTGGTGCAATGCGCACGGTAGAGAAGACAAAGGACGTTGCTCGTAAATGAAGCACTTCAGACTCGAAGAGTTCAACTGTACCCACACGAACCTCAATCGCATGGATGAGGCGTTTCTGGTAAAGCTGGATGAGCTACGCGAGATATGTGGCTTCCCGTTCAGAATCACCTCTGGGTACCGCGATGCCTCGCACCCCAGTGAAGTCGTCAAAGCCGCCCCCGGTACAGGCACACATTGCCAAGGTATCGCGGCAGACATAGCCGTATCGAATGGCGTCGAGCGAATGAACATCGTACATGAGGCGCTCAAGATGGGCTTTTCTATCGGTGTGGCTCGTACATTTATCCACGTTGATGCCCGAACAACCACGCCCGTGCTGTGGACATACGCTAACTAATAAACAAAAAGTGTTTGCATTACCCTTGAAATAGACCTATAGTGTCTATGTTCCATGTGGAACTAACCAAGGGAGATAGCAAATGGCACGTTTTGATTTCTATGAAATCCTAATCAACTATCCGACGTGGGAAGAAAATCACCACGACATTACTGACCTTAATATCCGTCGCGATATTATGCTGGACGTTGAGGAAATATCCTCCGAGCTAGCGCCAACTGCAATGCACCAAGTAGGCAGTGAACTTGAATGGGTGGACCTTGTATTTAATGACGAGGCTGACCCTCTTCTAGTCGTGGAAACAACCCGCGCACTTCTATGGAACTATTCAGAGTCCATGATCGTCGATCTAATCGAGGCTGAAGCCGCTAAACACGCGGAGGCTTACGATGATTGATCTAAGTAAGAGCGATGAGACTTTTTTGTCCGAGCGGTTCAAGGATTATCTAACCGTAGCGAGTCGTGATTTCCGTCGCGGCTTTACGGATGGCGTGGCTTGCAATGACCAAGCCTACCCTGCAACCGACACCTACCTATCAGGCTACGCCGACGGCTACGCCTTAACCCAGATGCGCCAAGCATCTCAACACGCCGGAGAAACATTATGAATGGCATCGTAAAAATCCACGGAAAAGAATATAAGACCGTGGCACTCCGGGTCGCAGAGTTTAGAGCGGCCCATCCTGACTACACGATCTCGACCGAGCTGGTCGAAGCTAACGACGTGCTGGTCATTATGAAAGCCAGCATCTTAGATAACGATGGCCGACTATTGGCTACTGGCTACTCAGAAGAGGTACGCGCCGCTAGTAAGATCAACGCCACCAGTGCTCTCGAAAACGCCGAGACCTCAGCAATTGGTCGCTGTCTTGCCGCTCTAGGTTTTGGCGGCACTGAGTACGCGTCAGCCGATGAGGTTGCACACGCTATCCAACAGCAACAAGACACTGGGCCGATCATGGCTCACAACGAAGCATTACAGCGCAACTATGCGTCTGTGTACTTCATCAAAGAACACCTCGCATTGAAGGCATGGGAAGCCGTAGCAGAGGCGTGGGGCGAGATCAGCAACGACGACAAGAAAGCCTTGTGGGTTGCACCTAGTAAGGGTGGCATCTTCACAACTGCCGAGCGTAGTGATCTCAAAAGCAATGAGTTCAACGAAGCACGTAAATTAATCTTGGGAGAGACAGCATGAATAAAGACATAACTTTTGTGGATGGAATGATCTGCAAGCGCCAACAAAACGCACCGGACTTTGTGGTGTGCAACATCTCAGTAAAGAAGTCGGAGATGATCCCCTTCTTAAATGCTCAGTCTGGCGACTGGGTTAATGTTCAAGTTCTTAAAGCAAAAGCGAGCGACAAGATATATGCCAAACTCGATACATGGGAACCAGACCCGGCAAAAGTTCATGCGGATGGCGTTCAACAAGTCCGAGAAACACTTGCAACCCAGGCTCCGACAGAACAGTTCAATGACGACATCCCATTTTGATGTAGGCGCGTCGTTAATAGCGGCGCAAAAGCAAGCTGGCGTATCGAATCTAAAGTTGGCAAAAGACTTTGGGGTATGCAAGCAAACTGCAACCCGGTGGAGATCAAAGGCAGATCAAAAGGTCAGCGTTGTCTTTGCTCTTTCTGACTACTTCGGTATGAGTTGCGAATCGTTTTTAGATTTAGGGAGATGACATGAGCCACACAATGCAAATTCTTGACCACTTAACAAGCAAGCCGATCACCGCTATGGATGCCTTGAACGACTACGGTTGTTTTCGGTTGGCGGCGCGGATCAATGAGCTTCGCATGAGCGGTCACGATATCCGTACAGAAATAAAGAGTAAGGATGGCAAGCGGTATGCGATGTATCACTTGCTGAATAAGTAGAGGCAAAAAAAAGCCCCTCGCGAGAGGGGCAATCACTGTCCAAGGGAGGGACGTTGTGATATCTTCGGAGTCGTCAAACAAGAAGATGAATGGATTATACACTACAAAACCATTCCGTATCCTCCCTCATCTACTTTTTTGTCAGAGATTACTGGGCGTTAGGCCGAAGAACCTAAGAACCTCGGAGACGGAGTTGACCCTCTCTATGATGCGCCCCGCTGGTCGAGAGCAGATCAAGCGGATAGATGTCAAGATTCGATACAGTAATCATAGCTCGTCATTACTAATTAACTAATTTGCTGGAGCTTGCTCCGGCATCAAAAGGGAAGTGTGGATGAAATTAACTAATCAAATAAGATTAAGGCTAGATGAATTCGGCGGCGAAGGCGATATTGTTATATCCGATAGCTGGGAAAAAAACGATGCGTTATGGCAGGCTGATATTCTTCAAGATTGGATTCTTCATTTAGGCGAGCTGTATAGCGATGCTTGTGAGGACATGGGTAGAGATGGCCCTACCGCAATAGAATTCGTGAAGGTGACTTATGATAATTCTTAACGATGGTACTTACTACGAACCCGATGATGAGTACCTGATACAACTGCAACACGCCTATCCAACTGTCGATGTCTTTGCCGAGCTTAATGCTATGGCAATGTGGTGCGATGCCAACACTCAAAAGCGCAAGACTCTGAGGGGAATCAAGAAGTTTATTACCTCGTGGCTCAAGCGAGCATCGGACATGGAAAGGGGCGTGTCACCATTTGCTGAGAAAATGACCGACAACTTGTGGTAAAATCGCTATGAAGCAATGGAGTCACCTCGACTGTCTAACCCATGATTACTGTAATTCCGAACAATATCGGGCGCACTGTCTGCAAAAGTACGGCCAGTACGTCACGTTTGGCGGCGAGCGGGTAACAGCATGAATTTGGATTTTATTGGATTCGATGATTTAGAAATTCCCGTATCTCCAAAGCAATATGAAATAAACTCCATCGAGAAAAATATGGCTGGCGCGATGTACGAGAAGTACCATTATTTAGGTGATAAAGGTTTTCTTCACCAATATAGTTTTGGTGCTTTCTTTTCAAATACCATTTGGGCCTGTATCACTTACGGAATACCAAACGCTAGAAACATAAATGGCATTTACAAAAGTGATGAACAGCATGGCGTACTAGAAATAACACGATTAGTCGCCAAGCCAGAAGCGCCGAGGAATACGTGTAGCCGTTTAATTTCGCAATCAATCAAAGAGCTTCAGAAGCGATATCCAATCCGCATCATCATTACTTATGCCGACACAGCGCAAGGGCATACTGGATCAATCTACAAAGCAAGTAACTTTGATTATGTTGGGTTGACCGCACCTAAAACTGATTTTGTTCACCCTGACGGGAAAATAAAAAAAATGAAGGGCGTGAAATACTCTGAGCTTAAGGGTCAATGGGTGCCTCGCTCTCAAAAACATTTGTTTGTTAAAAGGCTTGTGAAATGAGCGAGCGCTGGACTGTCAATAGCAAGTTCCAAGCAGAGCAGTTCTGCAAGTACGTTATGGAAAATTGTGAGGCTGGTAAGACATACGAAATCTACCAGCCAAATCTGACCGGGCAACAACTGAAAGCCGTCCATGCGTATTGCGATCATGTCGCTAGAGATATGAAGGCGGGTGGGCACGATATGCAACACGTTTTAAACGGAGC